AATCTGGTTCAGGGATTTCCGCTCCTTCTGATTCGTAATCTGGTTCAGGGATTTCTATATCTCTTGCGTCTGTATAAGCCGTATCTCCTGGGTCGGCAAATCGCATATGCTCATATTTGATTTGTCTTGCTTTGATTTCAAACGAAAATTTAAGTCCCGGAGTTCCTTTTACAATAAAATAATTTTGCTCTTTCTCAGCTATCCAACAGTCGCCCTCTCCTTCTCTTTGCAAGAACACATAATATTTAATGCCGACATTTGCAGATTCCTGAAAGATGTCATCTATGTCAATCATACAAGTCCCGTCATCCGATATTACAGATTCACCGATATCTCCAAAGAATGGGGTTGGCATTTCATAGCAATAAAAGAGCTGTTCATCGTAGTCTACCGTCGAAACTGATCTTGATTTTGTCCCGCTTACTTTCAACTTCCCTCTGATAGAAGCATCTGCAAGGTCTGTCCCCGTACCTACGCTGTAGAAATGACCGCTAGCTTCTATATGTGTACCTGCTGTAACTTTTTTTGATGCCGAAACACTGTCTGCCGAAACGCTGCTCGCCGAAACGCTTTTATTAAACGAGGCTGAACTTGCATGTACGGTTCCTGTATAAAGATTGATTCCTCTAATACGCGTTCCATACAATGTCCCGTACCCCGGTACATATATTCCTGTATTCGTCTCTGAATAGATCTCTCCAGTTGAAGCATCTAGCGTTACTTCTCCATACGCGCCACTTGCTGAAAGCTTTTTAATTCCAACTTTCCATCCTGCTAATTCACCTGTGTTAATATAATCGGCATTCATGTACACATTACCATTCGATAGATACAGACCTTTATTACTGCTGTTATCGCTTAACACATCAATAATCTCTTGTTTTGACATTTTCCCTATGTCGAGATCACTAAGTGCATTGTCTGTATAGCGATTCGCATTCGATAACGCTGTCGAAGCTTTATCTTCCGCAACACTATATATTGTGTCGCCGTTTGCTAACACGAATGTATTAGGTCTGAGCGTAACATTTCCGTAGTTATCAATCGCAAATGTTGATGTTCCAGAACTGTTTGTAACGTTGATGTTCTTCAGATTAATCAAATCAGCTGAAATCTGGCCGGACTTAATATAGGAAGCATTTATGTACAGATGCCCGTTCTGCATATAAATTCCCTCTTGTTTACCGTTATCCGTTAAAGCGTTAAAAACTCTTTCAAAATTGACAATTTTTTTAGCATCCAGTTCCTGCCAAGCGCCATCAGCCCCAGAAAACATATATACCTGGCTTGTAGAGAAGTTCATGAAAATCGAGCCGTCATGCTTTTTATATTCTTCACTTTTCCACTCAGACGCCGGATAGTTCTGCAATGTTGGTACATACGTGCCATAATAGTTCGGGACAGTTACATTGTTTTGAACTGCCTCGTCCGCAATGTCCTTAGCGATCTGTTCAATAGTCCTGCTTTTTAACGTAAAGTTTTCAACTTCTAGCGTGACGGCACCTGTATCAGCGTCTATTCTTAATGTAACATTTCCGTTATTATCTTTTGCTGTAAAACCTCTTGTATTAATCCATTCGGACTGGATTCCAATAGCATACAGGATGTTCAGAACAGCATCCCCATTACTGTCAAAGCCTGCTTTCCAAGTCTGACCGCCATCCACAGATAAGAAGAATCCATCAACACTTGTCTTATAGATTACTTTAGAATCAGCAAGTGTAGGCTTGTCGTGGCGATATGATACCGTCGATCCGTCTGCCTGAACTTCTTCTGTATAGTAGAATCCAAGGGTGTTGGCTGCAAGTTCATTCATCTGTTTGAGCTTTATGTCATAGGCAGATAGCTTCTTTTCTATATCTTTCTTTGATTGCTCTACCGCTGCTTGCTGTTCACCAATAAACTCGCTTGCGTCTTCTTCAGCACTCTTTGCACTACAGCTCCATGATGTTGAACCACCAAACACAAATTCTACATTAGTTGCAAACGATCTAAAAACACGATTTTTTGTATCAATAAATTCAACTGGATCGCCGAAAGTGGCGTATCCGTTGGCAATTCCGTCACATGAAAAAGGGCGCATTCGTAAACCGATTAATTGATTTCCAATAGCTTCGACTCCTGCCTGTGCATTTCCTGACAATAGCTGATTATCAATAGTAATTACATAGCCGTCCTGACCCGACATATATTCGGTCTCATCTTCTACGCATTTAACACCTGTTACAATAACATCGTCTACATCATATTGTAGATTCTGAATTGAAAATAACGCGTGATAATTGTTATTGCTTAACGTACCACCATCAACCACAGTCCCTGCTGTCCATGGATTAAGCGTACCGCCATCCAGATCATCACCATTTGTCCAATTTTTTACCGCTCCACCATCGTAAATAATCATATTGGTAAATGTCTTATCAAACGTAATAATTCTGAGTAAGTCATTTTCATCAATTCTTGCGTTTCCACCGGCTATTCCGGCACACATTCCGATTACTGTACGGTATGTTGCATTAGATGGTGCTTGTTGAATTTGAAAATCTGCATTTGGAAACACTGCATCTCCAAGAGTAATTCCACATTGCTGACAGCATTCTGAGAGCAGTTCCTTGACAGTGCAAGGAAAAGATAAATTAGAATCATACGCCTTATCAGCGTTATGCATTTTGTCTAAGAGAGAAAGGCTTATTTCACTTGCTGTTGCAGGTTTTTTCGATACAATATAAGTACCTCTTTTTATAGTTTCTATCCTGTCAGATAACTGCACATTGAGAAAGATGACAAACCTTGCAGCATTAAAATTATATCCGTCAAAGCGCCCGTCATCATTTACTAATGATAAACTTGCCGTTTTTTCTACTGCTACACCCACCGGAAAGTCCCCAGAGTCTGCTGAATCTACAAGACTATTTCCAGACAAGTAAAAGTCTTTTTTGCCTAATTTAAGAGTTGTGCCATTTGACAATGTAACATTTGCTGTCACGTAATAATTTCTGTTTGTAAGAGATTCTTTCTTCAACTGAGTAGATACATTTATCAAATCGGCTCAATCCTCCTTACATTGATAGACAAATCCGTCCACTTTTCTTCCCCGTCTTTCAGGGTTTGCGCAGCCATATTAAAATTTGATGCGTAGAATGTTCTGTCTACCCATCTTCCCGGAACAGTCGGGTCTTTGTGGTGGAATGTAAATTGGCTTTTGTTAAGCACAGTATTTAGTATGGTTGCTATTTCAGCCCACGAAAGTTCACCCCATTGCATGTCATACCCACCAATCGTTCCCATTGGTGCATTATGCATGATTAAATCCTGACTTCTTTTAGAGTCTTCTGTAGAAGTGGTTGCGAACACCGGTTTGTAACTATCCGGTGCTCTTATAATAACATTGTCTATTTTGAATTGTTCCTGCGCCATATTCTCCTCCTTATGCTAACTCAAATGGGTTCTTCCCGTTTCGATTTCTTCTCATTTCAGCTTCACTGATAATAATATCTAACAATTTTCTGCCAGATGCATTAACTGTAACATTATAGGTATTTCCATCTCCCTGTCCTTTTCCTGATTCTTCTCGGACGATCTGACGCAACAGGCTTTCCGGCGCTTCCAGGTTATTCCCTTTCTTCTGATCTCCTAATACTGCAAGAAATTCACTTCGCGGTGGAATGACTGCACCGCTGGCCAGATACGGAATAGTTCCGACACGTGGAAATGTTGCATGAAATCCAATAGTCTTTGAACCAAACGGTGTTGGAACAGTCCATGGCCCAAAGGAAAATGCAGATTCAATTCCACCAATTGCATTATTAATCATCCCAACTGCATTATTAACAATACTGATTGCCTGATTAATCGGGGCTTTAATAAAATTCACAATGCCTTCAAATGCAGATCTGACTGCATCTCTGGCGGCATTAAACTTATTAGTGATAGCATTTTTTATCGCTTCTACTTTATTAGAAACAAATGTAGTTACGTTTTCCCATACTTGGGACGTTTTACTTTTTACACTATCCCACACGCTCGCAACTTTTGTTTTAATTGCATTAAATACTGTGCTGGCTGTGGATTTAAGAGAGTTCCAAAGGCCAGAAAGTGTCTTTTTGATTGCGTTCCAAGTAGTAGATGTTGATGTTTTAATAATATTCCAAACATTAGCTATCTTTTCTTTCAAATTGCTTAATGTACGTGTTGCTGATTCTGACAATTCACGAGTCTTTTCAACAACCCAGTCTTTTAATTTTGTTGCTGCCGCGCATATTTCATCCCAGTTTTTGTACAGCAAAACTCCGATTGCTATAGCAGCACCGACTGCGATCGCGAAAATCCCGCCAGTACCGATTGCTGTCGCAATGGCCTTGATTCCACCCATGATCCCGCCAGTGCCAGTCATTAACGCGATAAGTCCTTTTACAGCTGTAGCTATTCCAGATACGCTCTTAATAACTCCCAATGCTAATTCTGCAATCTTTGCCGCTGCGAACGCTCCGATTAGAGCCGCGCCGAATGCTTCAACAATTGACTGGTGATCAGCAAGAAACGTAGCTACTTTTGATACTAGATCAATCACTGTCGGAAGCCCTACTTCAATGACCCATTTCAGCATCGGGAGAACAATATTGTTATAGATCCATTCAAGCACATTCCCGATAGATTCCAGAATTGGTGCAAATGCACTTGTCAGATTACTGATAGATTCTAACAGCGGATAGAAATCTAAGTTTGCCGCCCACGTTGCCGTATCTGTGGCAATTCTCTCAATGAACTGCATAACCACCACAAGAGCATCTGCGATGTTCTGTATAATCTGCGTTCCGACATTGTTCTTATTCCACGCATCGGCAAAACCAGATGCAATATTCCCAATAGTTTTAAGCACGTTCTGAGCAATCCTTAGCATGGTTGTAAGCATTGTCGTACCTGTACCGTTTGTCCAGACTTCCATGAGACTCCTGCCTACACTCTTGGCAAGCTTCGCAATTCCCGACAAAGCAATGTTTGCTGCGTCAATGGTGTTCTTGCCCTCTTTTTTCCATGCGTCCTGAAAAGGCTTCCAAAGTTTTTTGAACAAATTTGCAAGTTTCTTTGCCGAATCACTAATTTTATCAAGAACTGTCTCGCCTTCTGCAACCTTTCCATAATCAACATTTTGCACAGCATCCTTCATCTGATCTGCAAGTCCGCCGGTTGCACCCGGTACTTTTGACGATGAATCTGCGCTTTTATCCGTTGAGTAATTATTTATTTCGTCAAGGGGGCTAAGATATCCTTTTGCCGCCTTAGTAGCTTTCTTAGTTGCGTCCGCTGTATCATTTGTTGCGCCTGCCAGCTTTTCAGCATTGTCGGCAGCTTCTCCGTATTGATCAGCTGTGTCGGCTATTGCATCCGTTCCGGCAAGGCCTGCGCCACTCGCACCTGTTTGTCCAGAAGACTTCTTTCCAGTAATCAATTCCGTAAAACTTTTGAAAGCATTTGCCAATGTTGCCAGTTTACCGAGTAGAATATTGATTACTTTCAGAACAGGCGTGAAAATATTAATCAATCCCTGTCCAACTGTTACCTTGAGAGATTGCAGCTGTAACTGCATTACTCGCACCTGATTCGCCCAGCTGTCAGAAGTACGGATGAAGTCACCCGATGCAGCCGATAACTGTTTCTGCACAAAAGCCAGACGGAGAGCCACTTTCTCTTGTTCGGTCATGGCAGATGTGGTTTTGCCGTATCCGTTAGCCAATGCATATTCGTCAAGTGCATTTTGAGTCATTACAACCCCGATATCTTTTAATGTTTCTGTTTCACCAGAAAATACAGACTTTAACTTGATATATGCTAAATCCTGACTAATATTGTAAAAAGAAGCTACATCTCCTGCTAGCTGAGTAAGCTGTGTTGACATATCGTAGGCCTGTGATTCCGTAAAATTAAACTGTCTTGCCATTGATCCAAATAAGCCTACGTATTTTTTTGCCATTGTTTCTGACAAGCCTGCTGTTTTTACTGCTTTTTTTGAAAACTCATTAACTTTTTCGGTCATATTTGGAAAAACTACATTCACAACATTTTGAACTTCGTTTAAATCTGAACCAAGTTTTGTGCACTCTTTTCCAAACTGTACCAACTTGCCAACCGCAAAAGCCCCACCAATCAGCAGACCGATTTTTTTTACAGCACTTCCAAGGCCGTTAAATGACTTTTTTATTGCAGACACGCCGTTCTGTACGCCAGACGTGTCCATTCTGGTATCAATAATGACTGAGCCATCAGCAGCCATGTGTCCACCTCCTAACTATTTGAGGTTAAGCATCTCGTTAAGCTTATCTTTATAAGCCTGTTCCTCTTCAGAGAGACGCGCTTTTATATCAATAAGATTCTTGTTATCGTGGTAGAATTTCTTTTCCCATTTATCGAGCTTTTCACCCTTTGCTTTTTTTGACCGGATTCCAACGACCGTGTTGAACAGGCATTCACCGGATTCCATAAAGTATCCGAAAAACGTCCACCAGTGCATATAAGGCACTGCTCTGATTTCTTTGCCGGCAACCTTGTTTACCGCCGGAACGATCATATCTCCGTCCTGCTCCCAGTCCATCAAGCGGGGTTTTGGCTTATTCGGACTATCGTCAACTTGACCACAGTCAATAAACTCGCAAGCTTTCTGACAAGCTTCTGTAAGATGTTCTGGGGGTATGCTTTGCCAGTCTTCGAACAAAATCTGCAACATAACAACTGCTTTTGCTTGTTCGTCTAATTCTGGGTCGTTCATGGCTATGAGAATATCAATAATCGCACGAAAATCCGTTCTGATAGAAAAATCCACCCCACTAATATTTAGTGAGATGGGTAACTCATAAGCGGTCATTTTGTGTATTTCTCCGTATATTTATTGACTGCTGCCTGCATTTTCTTCTTTCTCTTTTCAATTTCCGGTGCGATTGCTTCTGCGATCTTATCCAGAACAATGTAAGCGAATACCTGACCATTTCCGAATACAGTGGTTGCTGTGATCGGCTCTTTGAACAGGTCTTTTGATGCTTCATATCCAAGCAGATAGTTGATTTTGTCTTCAATCTGTTTATTGAGTTCAGCCATCTCTTTACCGGAAGTGACTTTCTGAATGGAATCTTTGAGCTGCTCAAAATATTCTGTCAGTTCTTCTGCACGTGCTGCTACATTAATGTCGGTTGGATTCAGCTTGAAAGAAGAAAAAACTTCGTCTTCATTGTTTGTGAATGTAAAAATGAGAATCCCGTCATCAATTTTGGTATTAATTATTTTTGCCATTTAGCGCGCCCTCCTTGTATATGTGTTTATTCGCTGTCGGCTGTGAATGTACCGGAATTGATATCAAATTTTCCTTTTACGCGCTCGCCAACATAGTTCACAGTAAATGGAATCTGATAACCGGACGTATCACCGCCGTAGGAGGTCGGCACAACGTAGCAATCCTGCTGGTATGCTTCATACTTGCCTGCTGTGGCTTCTGTCCAAAGATGAACCTCAACTGCTTTTGTTTTGAGGTTGTCGTCTTTGAGACGTCCATCTACAATCTTCTGCAATGCTCCAAACAGATCAGATGTAGTGTCTGCATAGAACGGATCAGCGTCAGAAGAAACTTCATAGCCATTATGCTTAAATGTGGATTCTCCAAGAATGTTTTTAGATGTTTCGGTATCCGGGTTGAGCTCGATGTTATACTCTTCCAGGTCCTTTCCAAGACGCTCATATTTTGGTGTCAGTCCTCCGCAGAGGGAACCTGCGTCAATATAATGAGCCATATATTTACGGTCAATCTTTCCTGTAACTGCCATAGAAATGTCCTTTCTGCCTATAACTTTTAAAAGGCTGTGTAGGTTAGCGACTATCTCCGATTGATAGCCGGTTGTTACTTGTTATATTACTTCATAAGTGTTTTCATAGCGCACCGACAATGGCAATAGCCAATCCTGTACACCACTCTCCTGCGGCTCTAAACCATAGGAATTATCACGGGTTATACGTTTTATCACTCGCCCCTGTGAAAGCTCGGGAAACGCATTTAAACGTGTCTCAGAGCCGTTTATGATAACTGGTTCTCGACATATCCATTTACCGAGATTGTCCAGGAACTTCTGAACAGATAACTTCTGCCGTTCTTTGTCGGATGCTGTGCGATATACCACATAAAATGGGTACTGGCATACCTGATGCATTACTCCGCATATATCTTCCTTTTCCGAATAGATTAAAGCTCCGTTGTCTGCTGAGAAAGCGATTCCGGATTCTTTGCCGAGTTCTTCGAATTTGATTGTTTCATTTTCATACAGTCCCGGATACTGGTTCAGAAGCGCTTTCATGGCATCTGTCAAAATTTCATATCCGGTTGCATCTTTGCCAATTGGCTTATCTGCCATGTCTGCCACCTCCTGCCTGTGCTTTTACTTTGCGAATCCATGTGTCACCGTATTGTCGCTTTGCGGCATCGAACCAATGGGCTTGTGCCCGGGGGTGAGCCTGCCTGGTGTATTCAAGATTTTCCTTTGCGGCTGTCTGACCAGAGAACTGACTAACAAGGACTTTCTTGGCTCCACGTCTTGCATAGGGACTTCCAGTTGCTTCATCAACCATTCCTTTCCCCTCGTACAGAAAACGTCCATAAGGAGCCGCCGCCGCACACACTTTCCCAGTTCCTTGCAAGGATGTACTCTCAACTCTTGTTCGATTGATAAAGTCCCCTGTAATCATCGGCATAAACGGAACCATGCTGTCCATAACCATTCCATCAAGGAGATACTGGGCTTCTTGGTACTGTCTGGAGAACCTATCCATATTCAGTTTAATTTTCATATCTCCGTCGACTACAGAGAAACCTTTGAAATGATGAATTTTATTCATATTACTTACCCAAAATCTCAAAATGTGGAATCAGTGTATACGGACCGCCAACGCTTGTAATCTTGAACACGTTATCCTTGTTCTCGTTCATGTACTGATAGAATCCGTTCCGATAATCGCTGTCAGATACCGTTCCACCAGTCCACTCACCCTCCCAGAAGAACGACTCATCTGAGAACGTGATAGTGTCTTCCAGAGCGTTGTTAATCTGCTGTTTCCACTCTTTAGGCGGTACCCATGGAAGAATCTTGCCGTCTTTATTAGTGATGGTTATATCGCCGTTCTGGACAGTGTAACGAATGTGTAGCTGTGCGTTGTCTGTTACATCCGGTCCGTACTTTTTAAGGATTGCTCCCTTGTCGGTAATGAGGTCAATGCCGGATAAAACATGAGGATACCAGTACGCATCTCCAGTTGTGGCACTTTCGTAATAGTTGAAAAGTGTAATTTTAGACGAATACATGATACCCTCTCCTTAATTATTCTTTCTGCACTGTCTGCTTAATAACCTGATTCACTCCGGTTGCCGACAATCCATTAAACATACCGACTGCAACCGCTGTGATATAATCCGTTGCTGGGAAATCCGGGATAACTCCCATCCCGACAGCTCCGAGAATTCCACCAATAACCGCCATGATTACTGGAATCCATTCATCAGAGATTCTTTTTGATGCTTTACAGCCCATTCCTACGATGTAGCAGATCATAACGATTGCTATACATGAGCCTAATGTTGAAATGTCCATTATTCAACTACCTCCCAATCATGCGATGCAACATTAGAAAACGTATACGCCACATTATCAGTCTCTCTGATATCCAGCACTTTACCGTCCTTACAATGCATTTTGATCGTATTGTCTTCCCATGCCCAATATCCGCTCCAAGATGGGAGCTTAATTTTTTTGCCATTTAAAAGCTGAAACCATGCTTCTCTAAAACTCATATCTATCACACTCCTGCATATAAAATTGGTATCCCATCATCCGTCCTTACCCCCATCAACAATGGTAAAGCTGTCTTAAGAAGTAAGTCATTCGTTTTCTGTACATCTCCGGCGGCGGCATACACTGCGCTCCATTCCTTTGCACTTGCTCCAATCTGCTGAGGCGTGGCGTAGGAAATGGATTCACTGCCGGAAGATACAGAGGTTACAATGCCTGTAGTGCTACCACCGGACCCGGCTGTGGTTGATGCTCCACTAGCGGCGGCATTGGCAGCATTCTTTTCAGCAAGCTCAATCTGATACATTAATTCAGCCAATGAACAGACCGCCTTTTCGATGCGTTTCTGTGAGCGTTCATTTGTCGGCAGTCCGTCCACCAGTCTGTCAAACGTCATTGTATCCACAAAATTACTGGCTCTTTCTGCCAGTCGTGGAAAGTCGGTTTCTGGCACGACATTGCCGAATGATTCTGTATAGAATTTATAATCTGCGTAAGCCATGCCAGTTACCTCCTGCGTTTATCATTTTGCTGTTACAGTCGCGTGTCCGGCACTCAGTGCCTTATAGGTGCTGTCGCACTCAACCACTGTGATTACCTGTCCTGTTGCTGCGGTAATGTCAGATTTTCCATCCCACGCGCTCCAGTTCTTCACATTCTGTCCGTAGTCTACGGCAGTCTCAGATGATGCGACTTTGTACTTATATACATTTCCTGCGCTTATTTTTGCCGGAGTAACAGTCACTTTTGTATCTCCGCTTTCACTTCCTGCTGCTGAGTTTACAGTCAGAGTTCCAAGCGTCTGAGTTGCGTTGATAGTTCCAACAGCAATAGCGTCAATATACTCTGCAAAGAGGGTAAGCCCCATGATCGCAAATGCTTCAGACACTGCTGTGTGGTAGTTGCCCTGCGTATGGAATCCGATCAGATTTGTTTCACCGGATACAGTGTATACAAGTCCTGCTCTTGCGAAATCAGATTCGTTCGGATCCACGTAGTAAAGAACGATGTTCTCCACAGGTGTAGCAATAACTGTTCCTCTCGGGATCTCGCTGTCGGATAATAGGAAGATTGTGTTGAATCCTAGGAAGTCTTTCATGTACTGGAAGCCGAACTGGTTCTGAATAGTGATATCAGCTGCACCGATATACTCATACACATCCAGGATATTTATAAATCCAACAACACCAGTCACATTTCTGTGCATCTGCTTGAATTTGTTTTCTACACGACCCTTAGCCATTGCCAGAGCCATCTGGAAAGTGGTTTCTGTAAATGAGAGAGTACCTGTTTTCAAATAGTTGTAAAATCTTTCAGTAACATTGGTCTGAAGCTGGAAAAGGAATTCATCATCAGTCATCTGAACAGCGTTCTCGTAACCGTGATCTTTGATCGCTTCGATAGATACAGCCTTTGCATACTTCTCAATACTCATTTCTGCATAGGGCTTTTCTTTTACAGTAAACTTGCTGTAAGGGATTTCCTCGCCCTCACCAACATTTCCGTTCTGTAATGTACCCTCTGCATATTTTGATTTAAGAACCGCTCCGGGTGTCTTTTTGATTGGACGCATGATACCAAGGATTTCACGTAAGTGTTCCCAGTTTCTTTCGAATCTGGTTACAAAGTCAATCTCACGCGCTGTGACCTGAATATCATTACTCATAATAAGATTAGCTTTTGCTGCCATATAAAAAATCCTTTCTACCCATAACTATTAAGGTATTGGGTTAGCGGCTATACTCTGTCGTATAGTCGGTGTAAAAAATCACTGGAATAACTGGATATTCTGAGCAATTGCAGCCTGTCTTTCGGACGGGTCTTTGATTGCTTCAATATCTTTCTTGGTCATACTTCCCGGTGTCTGCTGCTGTCCAACATGAGTAGTAAATCTTGCCTGATTCTGCTGAGCCTGCTGCTGAGATTCATCCACAAAAGCGGATGCGTCAGACTGTTTCATCTGCTCAATCAGATCATTCAGTCCAAGGATTTTACCGTCTTTCAGCTTCAATCCTGCTCCTTTGATGTCTGCCATAACAGACTTCTTTGCAGCCTCACTGGAAAATTTAACATCATCAAGTGCTGTTTTAAGTGCATCTGAAAAATCGCGGTCATAGATTTTTGCATTAAACTCTTTCTCTGCATCTGCCGCTTTCTGTTTCCAGGTCTCTAATTCGGTCTTAACATTTGCCGGGTCGATACCATCAAAGCCTTTTAAGGTTTCCTCTGCTGTCTCAGCACGTTCTTTCCAGTCATCACGTTCACCCTCGACTTTTGACAGAGTTTTTGATACTTCTTTTGCATTCTTATAATGTTCTGAAAGTGCTTTCTTCACATCTGCCTGTTTGTCCTCCGGGATTTCAATTCCAAATGATTTTAATGTGTCAATAAGTTTCTGCATAACATCCTCCTGGTCGTGTTTATTGACCTGCCGCCGCAGGTAAATGGATTAAGCCAGTTAGACCACTGGCAGGGTAACTGTGGCTATTGGATTCGAACCAATGAATGAGTGTTCCTCTCCCGGAGTCAAAGTCCGGTGCCTTACCGCTTGGCGAAGCCACATTGAAGTGCCTTTTTGGACTAAACATTAGTCTACAGGATAAGACATAACCTTTACAGCATCATGATGTTGTGATTCAGCCAAATCATAGACCGCCTGCAAGCAAACAGCATAATTTTAACCAAATCAAAGCGGAACTTCCAGAGTCGAACTGGAAAACTTGTATCTATAGATATTCGCTCTATAGCCGATAGGTTCCACATAACCCGGATTCCCGGGTTAGCAAGGTATTTAACGTGTTATGCCTACCACGAGTTGTTTCGGATATTTATTTCTTTTTTTTAAGAAAAGTATAAATAACAAAAACCTTAATCAAGGAGGTGAGTCATCTTGCGTGCCAGACGGCAAATACACACGACAGGATTCGAACCTGTTTAACTTTCCATTAAAGCGTGCGCACCAGCTACTAAATTAAAGAAAGGAGGATTAAAACGAAAATGTCAAAACAACCGTTTTACTTGTGCTTCCTGCTGCACAATTACATTATAACAGGTTTCTTTTAACTACCTCTCTACCACTTTTTGCGTTTTTAGAGCATATCGCGAAGTTTTTCCACGTATCTCTTGACAAGATCACGTTCCTCTCGGCACTCCGCATCTTTAGACATATCGCTCATTTCTGTTGTAAGTTCGTCCAGATGTTCTTCCAGAGCGGCAAGCATCTTCCTCTTGCAGTCTTCAGACTTGCCGGAACGATAGCTCTGTTTCTGTGTCATATAGTCGTCATAAGCATCCCGTCCGTCAGAGCGGCTGTAATGTCCTCTGACATAATGTTCACCGCGTCTGGCATAAGAACTACCTCTGTCGTAATCTGGCATCATTCTGCCATCATTTGAGCTGTATCTCCCCATGCTATCACGCTTTCTTCCGCGTTCGCTGTAATCGTCATTGTATCCGTTACGCATCTCATCAAGGACAGTGTTGTAATACTCCACCTTTTTGTCCCAGTACTGAGTGTTCTTTATATCTTTGTACATATCAATCAGTTTGTATGTCATTTCCAGATTTCCAGTGGTCAGTCCATTATCAGCGATTTTGGAAAGTTCATCTTCGATTCTTGCGCATAAATCCTTGATATCTCTCATAACTGCACCTCCTACGCTTCTCTTGTTACAACAATGTTTGCGTTCGCAACAGAAATAGCCTGATCACTGGTATTCTCTACTGCAATATTAACGCAACATCCACGAGGTACATCAATATAGATGCCAGAGGACACATTGTTATACTGATCCACTGCCGCCGGCGTGGAAATCATCTGAGAAGATAATACAGGTTCGCCAGAGATTGTGATAGCCAGAGAAATAGCTCCGACAGTACCGCCTGTTGGAATTGCGATATTGCCAGAAAAATCCACGAAAAATCTTGCTTTACACTGGTTAGTAAGCCCTCTCAGGGTAATGATTCCGCTTCCCTCTCTGTGCTGAATACAGTTAGAACCTTTGACTGCTGTGTTTGAAAATACTACGTTTCCATTTGCTGCTGCAGTCTGAGCAGCTACATTTGTAAATTCTGCCATAAAAATACTCCTTTCATATCACAAAAGGACAGGTCTCGGCCTGCCCCTCTGTGTAATACGGCATAAGCCGACATCCGAATTAATCGAAAGATACTCTCGATATGAAGTTATCAGCAATTACATCCAGTGTTGCATCCGCATCCGTAATATGTGTTCGGATTAGGAACCTGATATGCCGGAATCGGTGCCGGATTAATCGCATTAATAAGCTGCTGTGTCTGTGAAGCCATTGCAGTTGTAAGAAGTGCGCTCTGGCGATCCTGAGAAGCGGCGCGTCTGAGATCATTGTTTTCAGCCTGAAGGTTAGAAATCTTTTCATTGCAGAGATAGTCAAGAATCGCTCTTGTCCCTGTATTCTGGCTGTCGATAATGTCTCTTGTGTTGCTGTTCATAGTGTTCTGCAATGCACAGGTATTCTGTGCCATATTGTAGTTTACACCCTGGATTGCTTCCCTTGTTTCACAGCAGCAGTTTGCAAGCTGTGCCTGGAGCGCATTGGTATTCTGCATATTCGCTACAGTATCGGCATTAATAGCCTGCTGGATGCCGAAACCAGTCTGCATGATGTTGGTGTTGATTCCATTAAATCCGGTAAGCATACCGTTATTCATGGCATAGAAGCCATCACACAGACCGCTATTGATTCCGTCAAGCTTGCTGATTACTGCGGAGTTATCAAATCCTCTCTGAATGTCTGCCTGAGTAGCTGCCGTGGCTGCATATCCGCTGCCGTTGCCGTTATTGCCCCAGCCGTTGTTTCCCCATCCGCAAAATGCAAAAATGAATAAAACAATAATCCACCAGCTGCCATCTCCACCAAACATGCCGTCATTATTTCTACCATTTCCAGTAGCAGCGGCAATATCTGCTAAGCTATAATTTCCATCCATAATATAATCTCCTTTTTTGTGTATTTACATCAATCTGGCCAGATTGTAATGTACTATTTCATTCCTTTCAACATGTGTTGGAATTGCCCTGCCATCTGTTGGACCTGATTAAGTTGCTGCTGAGAAATCCGTCCAGACTGTAGCATCTTCTCAACTTCTGCTTTTGGGTCCCCCTTAAAATTTTGCTTAAACTGCATAAACTGCTGTATCATCTGCATTGGTCCGTTTCCCTGTGACATCCCACCGCCAAGTGCGTTAAATAATGGATTACTCATCTGCGTTTCCTCCCTTGATTGCTGATTCCTGTACGGTATTAGCCCTAACAGGTTCAGAAAAAGAATTTAATCGGTTTATGATAGCTTCGTATTTGCCCTTTAAATCATCATATTCCTGTCTGGTGACATATTTATTGTCCATGTTCTGAACAGGCTGTTTAGGCGGCATCTGAGTGCCTATTTCGTGATACTCAAACGTCCGTAACGGCTGTGGCATACCAGAAACATCTGTAGATTTTATATAAAATTTCTCTGATTCTGAATCCATCAGTAAAACACTTGTCCCGGGTGCTACCAGATAGGATTTTGCGCCGACTTCGCCGGATACCCACAGGATACCGCTATTATTCTGCTGTGGTTGCTGTACTGATTGAGCTGGAATCTGGACAGGCTGTTGCTGGAACTGATTCATCTGCCCCGGAACACCAAAACTATATTGATAAGGATTGTTATATAATGCCATCTCGTACACCTCCTATGACTTATTCTATGACTTATTCTATGACTTTCTATAGCTATATTTTTACATAAAAAAAGAACCGGAAACAGGTCGTTTCTGGCTCTAATTAGTATCCAAAAAGTATCAGCACACTTTGGTTATTTTATTATTTACCCTCCGGCTTAACCGCTTTGCTGTAGATATGCTCACATTCATCTGTTCAGCGCAGTATTCGAGCGTATATTCCTTGCATCTCAATCGGAACAATCTTTCTTCGTCCGGTGTGAAATTACACTCTATTAAGAATCTGTCTATATCTTTCTTAGTGAACACATATAATTTCATGAGCATACCCCTTATTAATGCTAACGTTGATTCTGCGCAAGATAATTTGTAAGCTTCTGTTTTATTTTTTTTAATTCCTCGACGTTATTCCCGCTGATCTGACTGTCCAACATTGTTGACAATACTTCCAGAATTAATGAGTCTCGTTCTGCGATTCTCCGAAGACTTTCATAATCTCGTCTATCATGTTCTTCCAGTGTCTCTACTCGCTTATTAAGTCGGAATGCCGGGGTAATCCATTTAAAGATTACGGCTGCCGCCCCTCCGACAATGGACACCCCTCCGCAGATAGAGAGGAAAATCTGTACAAATTCTGATATGTTCATTTAGCTACTCCTTTTCCCAGTAATATACCGGGACCTCATTACCACTATCCCATGTATCGTAATATTTGCCATTCTGTACCGTCACTACATGGCCATCTATGCATAAAATGTATGTACCTGTCGGATGGTCTGTACAAAAGTCGTTGACTGTATAGATATATCGTTCTGACTGTTCTATCAGCTTACGTCTGTATCCATGCTTATAAAGATACGCTCCCCAGACATAATTTGCGCTTGGCATATCTGACAGAGTGCATGCCTGTATCATTAATCCGGCGAATACCGTTTCCCAATCAAAGCCGGTTGCTTTACATATTGCCCGGACAACGCAATCTCCCGTTCTCTTGTCCTTAACAGGATTAGGATTGAAATATTCCCATCTGTCCATCAGTCAATCCCCTTTGCTGTTTTATATCTCTTTGCCGCTCCTCTGGATTTTGCAGCATTCTGGCGGTTCCATTTAGCAATCATGAGTCGGTCTTGCAGCTCTCTTAGATCATTGTCTTTGCAGTAATCTTTGTATGCAGCATTTTGTTTCTGCAAAAGATAAGACTTCCGGTCAAGGTCTTGCTGTAATGCGAATTTTGCCTGTTCGTCTTTGCAGTTATCAACCGCCGCTTGCATTCCAAGGACTTCACGCTTTGTTTTTCGGATTCTTCGCTCATAAGTGCGCTGTCGCTGTTCTTTTTCGTACTGTTTACCTTTGTTGGCTTTGTCCTGCGCTGATAGTTCTGTATAGGGATTAAATTCTCCATCACTGGCTCCAAAACTATGCCGACAGTTGACCCCTGACAATCCACTCGCCGTTCCATATCCGGTCAATGAGAACGGTGGAAATTTCTTGCTCTTGCCAGAACGAGAGTATATCTTGCCTTGCCACCATGAGTGGTTTCCGGGATTCTCACCGCCGTCACCTGTTCTGGCTCCCATGTGAGCACTGACCAGAACTAAATCCCAGCCCATTTCTTCCATGCGTTTGAGGGATATATCTCCAGTAGCCTGAGCCACGCCAGTTCTGACAGAACGTGCGACTGCTGTTTCGATAGTGTCGCGCCTGCCGGATGGATATGTGACCGTAACATCATCACTCACAACGTTATTAACCGCCTCTTTGATGGCTTGTGTATACCCAACCGCCCCAGTCATTACATGATTATAGGCAAGGTCGCATTGCTCAATATAGAGCCTCTGAGCGGCACTTGCGGTGGTTCGTGTAAAGTTCTTCCACTCACCCATAGTCGCAAGCATATTCCGTTCCATGAGCCTTATCATAGCTGGCGACTGTTCGAGCGGTACAGGGCTTAATCCTGCCGCCTTGTATATCTTGTCATCATAATCGAGAGCAGTGATTCCGGCATCTTCAAACGTCTCTCTTAGCTCTTCCTGCTGCCGCTTAGTATATTTAGACAGCTCTGACAGAATATCTTCTAACAGCTCACCGGATTCTTGCAATGTCCGAATTCTCCAAGCATCGGCATTGGTTAGTATATACTTCTCGCCTCTGCCGATCCGCGTCATCATTCTGGATACAATTTCTCCGACAATGTACTGATGTAGTTCCTCTGCAATCTGTTCACTTCCTTCTGTTATCTGGCGTAAATACTCTGGGCTTAACATAATTACTCATCTCCAAACAGTTTTGGTTCGTCTGGCTGGGCTTCTTTAACCATTGCTTTAGCTTCTTCCTCAGTCATTCCTTCAAACTTTACGAAATACATCCATGCCGGAACCTTGCCAGTAGTCACATACTGCCACCATCTTGCACGATCGTTTTCACGTACATACAGAATATCGCCAAAGTCGTAATTGACTTCATAAGCCCCAACCGGTGCAAGCCCGTACAGATCAGCGTAAACGTTCAATGCGTAAATAACTTCATCTAGGCAAGACTCCAACTTATCCCTTACATCCTTGATAAACTGCACTGTCCTCTGCTGTTCCGCTTCTACTCCTGTAGCCGTCTGAATGCCGCTAGATTCGTTGAAAACAAAGTACCCGTTGGAGAATCCAATCTTATATCCTAACTGGCTTAAAATGGCATTTATTCCGCTTATACGGGTATCTGTGTTGAGAATCGGATTGATTTCTTGATAAAATTCTTTCTCGTCCTGTCCGAATACATTCTTGACAAAGTGCGGTAAGTTCATCTCATTACGTCTGTTCTCCATACCCTGTGGCGACATGGCTGCTACAGGTGTACCGCTTGGCATCAGCAATCTGTCATCTGCCAGAACTATCTTCTGCGAATCAAAAATTTCTCCGGCATTTCTGCTATATGCAATGTCAAGGTCTTTCAGCTCTTCGATAGCTTCTGCGAATATTGGAAGTCCAAGTGGTGTACTGATATCCACATTGTTCGCCTGCGGTGTCCGCAACATTCCGTACAACGGTCCGTCCAGCTTCTCGCCGTTTGCCTTGAGTATCGGCGGTGTATCTGCCATGAGGTCAGCCCACTTTGTCTGTTTAAGGTCAATCTTGTCTCCGATTGACTGAGAGGATTTTGATACATAAGCTCTGTTGGAAACATAATACGGATAAGTTGTCGCTCCGTCCACTGTTGTCTCAACAAAACGATGATATTCAAGCCTTGTGTAGTATTTCCGTCCGACGGTATAAGAATCCTTAAATATAATCCCTTTGATTTCCTGATTGTCATAATCCACAATCATCACGTCTGCCGGAGTAAATACGTCAAGGCTCTCGCCGTTTGGCTTGATAAATACTGTTCCATAAGCACAGCCATACTCTACCCAGTGGCGTATCTGGAAGTATACCTTGTCAATCTGCTCCTGCAACCATGTTGCCCTTGCAGAACCATCAATCTGAATGCCGATCGCCAATGTTGCAAGTCTGGCAGTCTCAGAACACACAGATTTAGCAAAATTAATCGTCTTGATATTATTCTTGTCATCTAGCCATTCCGGTACGCCTCTGTAGATGTTCGCACACCGGTTAATTAACGATTCCATTTCTGGAAACTCTGCTGCCTGGATATTAAAGTCCTCTTCGGCTTGTTTTTTGAAAATCATGTTAAACCACCTTTTTAGTGTTGTTATAAGTCCCATTTAGTCACCATTTTTCTTTTAGCTGATTTATTGGTGTCCCGGCAACTCCGGCACTCTCTCCGCTATCTGTTGCTTTGAAAAAATGCATTCGGAATCTGTGGATACATAAATTCAAACATGAGATAATTTGCTGCATCGCAAAGATATTCTGTGTTTCCAGTTTCTTTATATTTTTTAATGCACATATCATGTGATTCAAGTGCATCTACTAATTTCATTCCAAAGTTGTCTGCTGCTGTGCCATATTTATAAAAGCTGACTTCTGCTCGATTCTGGCGTAATTTGTCAAATCTGTCCGAATACTCTTTCGGTAGTTCTATTCCTATTTTACTCATTATGCACTGTTCCCCCTTCTGGTCCACATTGACTCTGTGGCATATCTGGTCGCATCTATAAAGTGATTATCTTTGTCGGGATAACCGCTTATAATGTTTCCGTCCTTGTCTCTCTCGTATTCGTACTTCTTGAACTCTTTTAAGGCTTTTGGTGTTCTAGCAGGGTCAAACACTAATTTTCTTTTTTGCAACCACTTCATTGAGTATTCAACGCTGCCAGGTCCCTTGATTGCTCCTCTTGCTGGAAGTCCTGCGTCCCTGTAATCATTTACAGATTTATTCTCAGCACTGTCACAAGTGATCACATAGTCATCATAACCACGCTTCTTGATTTCGGCAGCAGTCCAGTCGTTTGACTTTTTGTTTTCGCCAATTTCATCGAGAAGATAAATTATCTCTCTTGCATGGTCATAATAGATCCGCACAAATGCATAAGGATCTGGGAACCATCCCCAGTCAACACCCTGATAGATTCTATCAAAGTGACTAATTTCTTCGTCCGTGATAGCTCTTTCTTCGATGTATTCAAAGATATTTCCACCATTTCCGTTGGCGTGCCCTAAATACTCGTTGTCATAAGCGTCTGGATTTACTTCTTTTAGATGTTCAGCATCTGCAAGGAATATATCTCCGAGCCATTCCTGTTCAATGTCAAGATCAAGATATGTGCTATGCACAACCAGCGCGCTATCATCTTTTTCTTCTGCTTCTGCCGTATATTCGTTTGCCCAGTTATTCTTACTCCTCGGCGGGTTGAATGATTTAAACTTATACGCTTCATTACCACCACGAATCGCAGACTGCTGAATATTTCGTATTTCTTCCGGACCGGCAAATTGATCAAGTTCCTCGAACCAAACAATTCCGATATAACCAAACTCCGGCTTGATAGATTTAATCTTTAACGGATCGTCAGCACCACGAAAGTAAATCTTCTGTCCAGTGGGCTTATACGTAATCTCCATAGGAGATACCTTGCACGTAAATTCCTCATTTAGATTTAATTTATCAATAGCCCATTTCATCTGAGCATAAACAGAATCTTTGATAGTGTTTCCGACTTTTCGCAGAATCAGAGCGTGCATGTTCGGATTATTCTTCAACAGTTCCGGTATAATCAATGATATTGTCGATGACTTCATGGATCCACGCCCGCCGGGGAGAATGTATTCACTATGTTTCTTTGCTCGAATATCCCTAATCATTTTATGGAATACGTCCGGGACAATATTCAGGTCAATGTGGTATTCACCTTGCAATCTGGCTTTTTCTTCTGCTTTCTGCTGTTCTTCTCTGGCTTCTTTTATCGCAAGCGTTTTTTCCAGATCATTCATAGATTTCAGCTGATCGGAGAAGTCCGGGGCAAATCCGAATGAATCGGTCAGTTCGCCCCTTGCAATCATGGAACGGCGTTGCTGAATTTCTGCCAGAGACATGATGTCAGCGCCTTTTTGCTTTTCGATGAGAGACTGCTTTTCGGCTATATATGCAGAAATGCCACTATTTGCAACTAATTTATGCGCGTTTCCTCTTGCATATTTTTCAGAGTATCCTGCTTTTCTAGCCGATTCCTCTGCGTTTCCACATATCATGTATTCATCTGCAAACGCTTTCTGTTTAGGCGTTAAGTCCATCTAATCACCTCTGTCTATCCTCATTTTCTGACCGCCTCCCATATTTCTTTTAAACACATGACCACATCATACTGGGATGCAGTTCGTAATATTTCATAATCACAATCTTTCCATTCACCACGTTTTGTTGGTCTAAACACTGGTGTTGATATGATCGTTACTGTAATTAATCGTTCCTGCTCATGGCTGTAGAATTGTGATGTTCCGATTTTTATAATTAATCCGGTGGATAATATAGATTTTTGGAGTTTGTGCTGTATTGATTTTAGATTTGCCATATCATCACCTCATAAATTCATAAATAAAAATCCCCTAGCATAGCATAGTTATATATACTATAATACCACACTAGGGGTTATGTACCTCTACACCACTTTTAGTTTTTATCAATTTTATAATCTTCCGGTCAATTTTGCCAAGTGATAGTATTCTGCCATAGTCCTGCGCTTGTATCCGTAGAAATCATTTTCAGATACCGGCATCTCCCGGAATCGTTCCATTGTCCGGTATCCTATACAGTTCACTATGCTGTCGTATATCTGTGTTTCTATACCTGGTGCATATTTGATTGATACTTGCAGAAGATTGTACTTGTCATTCTCGTCAAGGTGTCTGAAATGACTTTGAAGCGCCGGTATATCGTCCGGCGGCACTCCATAGTCGGTTAGTGTAGCTTTTCTAAGATTCATTTATTTCACCTTCTTCATTTAAGTTCCAGTCACATGGCATGCCTCGAAAACATTCTGGACAGTGTTCGTAGAATCCGCATCCTTTGCAATCCGCTGGCTGTCCAGTGCAATATTGCTGTAATACGTGGTATGCTGATATAGCAAGGTTTGGCGTTATGTCTGGTGTAGGTTTGCTATTCATTTCTTCATCTCCTCCAACTTCTTCTCAGCATCTTCACGGGTGAGGAATACGGTTTTACCAATTTCACTCATTGGAAAAGCTCCTGTTATTGAATCGTCAGAGTTTTCGTAATAAAATATAATTTCATCTTCTATTCCTATATCTGGTTCAACATAACTATCGCAATATCCATATGAAAATGCTTTTATTTCATACGATTCTGGATATCCAAAATCGTTATCCCATACCGTATCTCCAACCTTACACGGCAATCTCACAAGCAAGCCCTGTTCTTCTAACTCTTTGTAAAACTTTAATTCTTCCAACCACTCTGCAAGTTGCATATGTTCTTCCGCACATTTGATACAATTAGTTTTTATGTCATTGTCTACAGAATCAATCGACTCGAAATCTGCACCTCTATAATTTTTTTCCACTACTTCTCTTGCATGGCAGATAGCATCTTCAAGTGTTAATCTATCCATCTACTTCACCTCTTTCAACTTCTCCACCGCCAGCTTCAATGATTCTAAAAATTCATCATTTAATGCTGTGCGGTCTGGATTCTCGATAAATTTTTCAATCGTGCTAATTGCTTTCTCTTCGGATGAAGGAACTGTAGTTCTATCCGATGCCGCAATTTCAAGAATTTCATCGATATTGTCTTTCCAGTTTTCTATTCCACACAAACATACGTCACACTTAGTGTTATTTTTTTCCAATACACATTCTGAACATTTACGATTACTGCATAAAGAAAATGCATTGGCAATCCACTCAGCAAACTCTCTTGCCGTCATTTCTTTTGTCCCGAGGAGTTCTGAAGCTTCGTAGAAAGCATCACACTCTACTTCGATACGTACGCTGTGCACCACATCTTTGCTATTACAAAATTTTAAAATATCTGGAAAATGTTGTCCTGGTAATGGTTTACAATTACCTTTCGAATACCAATGAAATCCCTGTTTCTCAGCTTCTTTGAGAAGCATTTCATTTTCTTCTTCTGTTCTAACTAAAATGCATGTATTTCTTAAATCAATCATTTGTTTTCCTCCTTTAATCTTATGGCTCGTTTTACCTCTCTATCGGAATCTCTAACAACTCTACCGCTTGCACATTTTACGCATTTGACTCTCCAACCACCTCTGTATCTCTCAAAGTGCCCGTAACCTGTTGGGACATTTTCGCCACAACAGTAACAAATCCCTGGATACCTATTTCTTGCCATTTACCTCACCTCTCATCAATCCATTTCCACCAGTGAACCGCATATACAGTTTTTTAAAAAACAATCCATAGTGTTCTTTATGAATAGAACCAAAATTTTCTCGTCCAATCTCCATTGCTCTTTTCCGTGTCTGATCTAATGTTTTACACGGTTCTTGACACAGAAACCACATGTTCTTTCACCTCTTATCGCTTGCTTTTTATCGCTCGTTTTTATCGCTTGTTTCTGTAATTTCTCTCAAGCAGGCATTCCAACCAACCGCAATAATATCTTTTTGTGATTCTACATTGCTAATTGGAACGATATACTCTTTTTTCTCCGGTAATGGCTTCAATGGACACCAGCCAGGTCTTGATTTGCTTTCGCAATCATAATGTTCTTCTGTCATCAGAATCACATCATAATCTAAACAGTCAGCTAATTCACAATAGCCTACATATTCAAGTTCGCCGCAGTATGCAGTTCCGAACGGGCAATCATAGCAATTCTCTGGCGTATCCAACACTAATACTGATTTATTCACCTACTCCACTTCCTCTCAGCGCCAGACTCAAGGTGTTATATCCCGGGCAAGTTCTGACTCCGTTTCTGGTATCTCTTAACAATACACAATAAGGATATAACGCTATGACCTCATAGACGTGTTCTGTGGTATCTTCCCCACGCTGGTCGATGTATTTGAAGCACTTTCCCGGTCTAAGAAAGTACCTTGCGCATACATACGCTTTTGTTCCGAATCTTGCGCTTGCGCTACTCATTTGTGTTCCTCCATTCCTAAGTCAAATAATGTAATCTGTGATCTAAATTCTTCTAACCGTTTGCAAGCGTCATTGTAGTAATCCTCATTAATTTCATACCCGATATATTCAAGTCCGTATTCTTCATAGGCAATCAATGAACTTGCGCTCCCCACATGGGTATCAAGAATCTTCATTCCTTTCTGCAGATATTTCTGACAAATCCACCTGTATAGATTTACCGGCTTCTGCGTTGGATGAATTCTCTTTTCATTTAATTTCTTGTTTCCTTGTTGAATGGTTCCTTCGGCAATTGATTTTCCCTGAAACATTCCTCTCCACATGTATCTGAATATATCTACTCTTCTTGTTAGACTGTTAAACGCAATCTCTGCATCAGACTGGTCGGAACCATCATTGCATTTATCCCATATAATCATCCCGCCAGCCATTGGATAATCAAAATAATTTGCTCCCCATATAATTTGATTTTTAGAAATTCTGAACAATTGTTTAAAATATTCAGGTTCAGGAGGCGAATTGTCCCATCCAAAATTTTTATATCCTCCGTCTGGAACGTATATAGAACTTCCATTTTTCTGCTTTACATATTTACTTCGATTCTTTCCTCCATGCTCTTTTATTCCATATGGAGGGTCTACTATGGCAATATCAAAGTAATCGTCCGGAAATTCCGGTAAATATTTCATGCAGTCACCATGTATAAACTCTCTCATTTTACACTTCCTTGTAATAATTCTTTATTGTCGAAAATGTTTCCAATAACTTCAATTTCATCGCAACATAGTAAATATTCAAAATTCGATCCGTAATTTTCTTCACCATTGGTCGCTTTAAAATCTAATTCAGAGTTATCCCAAACTATCTGATAAATATGTTCTTTCCCATCATAAACAAGCCAAACAACATCGCTCTCCCAGATCCTCTTACCGTTCTTGTCAGTCTCCCCCGTGAACTGGCAGAGGGTTTCTGGATCGACTTCAAACCACCTAATTACAGGAGTACAAAAAACCTCAAATATATCATCAACGCCAATGTATATATCAATTCCAATGAATGTCTTGCCATTGCATTCCGCGTAACATCCCTCAACCCATTCTCCATTATCAATCCGCTTTCCCTTGAAAAGAATTTCTCTCATTCAACTCCACCACCTTTTACAATTTCGATTGCTAAAGCTATCGTCTGTTCTTTTTCAATGTATTTCAGCCTTTGCGTGCTGTCATTAGTTCCCAAACATAGTTTAAATGCTCTCTTCTTTTCTTCTTCTAACCGCTCCACAACCTTATCTACATCAAAAACTGTCGGCTGTTCGTCAATAACTGCACCTATTGCAAAATCCATATCCGAATTTCCAAGAGAGTCAATTATTTTGTCTGCATCAATTAAACGCATTTATTCATCCTTCCACATTCCCAACAACCGCATCCTCTCATACAGTACAGCGACGGTCTTGCGTCTGTATCCGTAAAAGTCCTTCGGATTCATCGGGATATATCTTTCTCTGCTGATTTTCCTGTAACTTTTCCGGTGCAAGATATTCTCAATAACCATATCTGCTATCACCGTGTTTTTCGGGCAAGCTGACAAGGCGGCACTGGAAAGCAGGTATCCGTACTCTGCCGGAAAGTCTTTCAGCATCGCATTCAGTTTTTCAATGTCTTCTGCCGGAATACCGTAGTCTTTCAGCTTTTTGTTCCTTGTCAGCATACCGGTCTCCTTTCTAATCGTCTGGGTGGTGCTTGTCGTACATGATCGCCACACATACAAGACCAGCCACTCCGAATATGGTTCCAAGGGTGAATCCTAATAAGAATGTAATCATACAACCACCTCACTGTCCTCTGGCATCTGGTAATCAATATGTCCATTTACATAGGCTTCCTGAATCATATCCAACACTTTTATGGCTTTTGCTTTTGATGAATAATGTCCAATAATATAATCCTTGCATGAATATGAGCATACGATTTTCACGGCCCCTTCAATATCCATGATATTGATTACGATTGAATTGTTGAAATTGATTAAAAATTCTCTATTCTGACTTCTGATTAACATTTTGTGTCCTCCTTACCTGAATACATCTTTAATTGTTTCATCTTTTTGACAAACAATTTCATTTCATATCCTGTAAGACCAACACAAGTATTTCCAATTCCTTCATCATCTCCTAAATCTGGATCATATGACTGCAAAATATGTCCACCAGATTTTTTGTGTCCAATGTAGACTTTTTGCGTAAAATTATATTCCTTATCTTTTCTTTTATACACACACCCATACTTGTCTTCTTCTTCTTTCACAAATCCAATTTCCGCTAATTTCTCATCTACTGTTTTAAATAATTTCATTTTGCGTCCTCCTAATATCTATCAAATTCAATTTTGCCGTCTGCGCAGAATCTGTAAGCATCTTCTCTGATTTTCTTAGCTTCACGCATGACAACTTCTTTCGCCTTTCTGACAGCTTCCTCAAAATCCTCTGTTCCAAGATTGTAGTTGTAAATACCCAATGTGTTACAGTTAAGGAACAGCGTATCTCCATAGCCAACGTATTTGTGAATAACGATTTTTAAAGAATTGTATTCCAAGGCGAAAATACTTCCGGTTTTAGGTTCTTCGTTATATTTTGCGTTACTTTTGAATTTCATTTTGCGTCCTCCTTTTTCAACATCGGAAACAGCCATCCTGTCTTTTCGTTCGATGCAATCCAATCAAATTTTAGCTCTGATAATTGGTACTCTTTATTGCATCTTTCACAAGTGAATCCTTTCGCTTTACTGTATTGTCCTATAATTCCACCGCATCCACATCTACAGTATTTATAATCCATTTTCATCCTCACTTTCCCCATGTAAGCAACTGGCACGCTATTGTGCAGTCCTCCATGATTTCTGTATTTATTTACGTATCAATTCACCATGCTAATCTTGATATGGCCTCGGTTTACCGAGGATTCGTTATTTCTTTCTGTATTTGCCTAAAATTTTCATTATCTTTTCTACGTAATCAGCCATCTCGAGAATATCTTCGTCATCCATCCGTTTCAGCCCATATTTGTTTTCAAACTGATTAAGTTCAAACTCCATATCTTTTACCAGAACAAACTTTTCCGCAAGTTCATTTTCTTTTCTGGCATTTTCATCGTATTCGTAAAACTTTTCGCCTTTTCCATGTTCTTCATATATATCTGTTTCGATCTTGGTTCTTTTTGGAGTAATTCTTGTAATCTTAACCGGAATAATTTTTCTATGTCGGAACGTCGATAACCACCCGCAATTCACCGTTCTGGCAATTCCAACGGTATCTCCTACCTTTAAATCGTCTCTGCTGATTTCTTTTAACTTAATTTTCATTTCTCGTCCTACTTTCATTTAGCCAAATGCTACCTGCCCATTATTCTGCATTCCTTTTTATTTCTCCTGAAAAGCTTAATTCAATTCCCAGTTCTTCCTTGATAGCCTGCACATAATCAATCCATTCAGCCAAGCCCTGGTCGATATAGTCCGAAGCTTTGTCCATGCCTGTCATGAACTTCTGGCATCTTTTCTGACCGAATCCAAATTCATCATGCAGGACAGCTATCGCCATGATCACGCAGCATTCAGATACAAGCTGTTTGATCTTCTCAGATGCTTTGTCCAGGTCCTTTCTTGCCAGGGAAGTATGTATTCCTGTTACTCCCCTGAATCTGCATTCCTTTTCGAGGGCTTCAAGACCGCCCTCTCTGGTGATTCGTCTAGCAAGGTCAAGACCATCTTCTCTGCCGCGTTCATATTCACGCATTTTATTCATTTCTTCACCTTTCCGAACCCGTATCCTGTCGGAGCATAGGCTCTATCAGTACTCGGGTGTGCTGTTTTAAGCAACCCATCATCAATAAGCTGGTTCAAATGTCTCCAGATGGTGGCTCTGCTTGCATCTACCTTCTCACAAATCTCGCTGACCGATGGTGCGTATCCAACAAGTTTAAAGTAGCTTACTACATACATGTAGATTTCTTTTCTAAGAGCCTGTCCCTGCTCGTATCTATTCTTCGTGTTGTACATTCTTTCTCAACTCCCTTTGTTTGGAATCTAATAACTTATTAAAAGCAACTAGACAATTCTTGATAAACTGTTTATCATTATCATCAGGACACATTTCCGCATACTCTCCAAGCTCTATCAGACGATCAGTAGCCTGCTTGGAATATTCATCTGCAAGTTCGGCCGAATAGAAATCTTTTATAGCTTTCCAAAATTCAGTCATAAATTTTTGAATATACGGAATATCCTTTGCTTCTACTTTTATTTTTATCATCTCCTTTGAATATTGTATACAATGTACTGTATACGCTCTATTTAATTTTATTTTATAAATATAATATATTTATATTATTTTAATATAAGTAACCTTTGTTAACCGTAAAGTAACCGTACTAATTCGTGTAAACCATTGATTTTACAGGTAGGTAACCGAGTAACCGAGTAACCCTGACTTTCTCATATAGGGAAACTTTTATACTCAATATGTGCATATAAATACTCAAATATATATATACAGAATCAAAGGTTACTTAGGTTACCCGGTTACCTTTTGAACGAATTGTTTGTTAATCAAACACAATATCGTCTGTAATCTCAAAATCATCATTACAATTAACAAATCCTTTTGGAATTTCATCTACAATTTTCAAAAACACACATTTGGTGACAATTCCGTCCAGTTTCTTCGCTTTGGTCGGATAACCTCTGCTGTCGGTTTCCACAAGTCCCTTCTTAACAGCCCATGACAAAAATGCTTTTCTGGAGAATCTTCCGATTTTGCATAAATCATCAAACGCTGCGCTATAGATTATTGCAGTTGACGTTTTTTCTACCGGATCATTGTCGATAATTCCCCACCTTTCTGTTTTTATATCTGGGTTATCATCGAATTTAATTCCGTTCATGGCAATCTTATCAAGCACGAACCAGTAAGCGTGTTCGTTTTCAGACACCATTTCTTTCTCTGTCAGAAGATTCTTAGCCGTCTCAATGTCAATGTACTGGCCATCATGAAACAGCTGATCTGTTGCGATTTTATCCGCTACCAGGATAATGCTCATTGATATGCTTTGCTTCTGCATCTTGTCATCGTCCTGTATAAGCCCCTGATAGTGCTTTTGCAGGGCTTTTATATCATCAATGGACATTTCCTTAACTACATTTACAAAATCGATTCCTGCGTACCCGTAGTTCTTTTTAAGGGTATCTGCGGTAAGCTGTGGATCATCAAATATCTTTTCGGAACACTCAACCTCAATAATTCGGTTAATTGCTCCGCCTTGGCTGACATACCCGGCCAGTGGACGTTCACCGTTAGTAAGAATACAATTCTGCCAGCGGTTCTCCCGGTTCACGCCCAGTTCTTTGTTAGAACGACTCTTTCCTTTGCCGGAACATAGGTCATATACAATTCCTTCGAAATTATCCCGGATTTTAGCCGATACTTTGGAAGTATCATCCAGAATCAGCGGTAAGTTGTTGAGCATATCGGATTTTGCTTCCAGGGCCACATCGGTTGTTTTAAAGTCTCCTATGTACCTAGATTCACCTGGATTCGCCCAGACAGAAGCCCCCAACATAAGCGTTACAGTCTTACCGCCCTCGGTTTCGCCCCATAAGTCCACAAAGAATGGAAGAGCACCGACCAGTTTAATTAGAATGCTTGCAAAACTTGCAGCCAACATGATTTTTGGTTCGATTCTTCCAGTAGCACGAACCTTTTTTACATGTTCATACCACTCTACTCTGCTGCCACCTACACTGATACTTTCGTATAACTGACGAAATCTCATATCGCCATCAAATACGATATCCTTGTCGTAAGGCAGGAAATAATCTCGAATCCACCCGATTTTACTGGAAGAATATTGGATGTTGATATAATCATCATTGGCATTTTCCACGTCCGACAGATACCGGACCAGATACTTCGCATTTTCCGAAGTGACTGAAATTCCCAACGCTGACAGCCCTACGATTTTAGTCGCGGATGTAATCATTGTCTTTGGAACGATAATTTCAGACCATTTACCGTTTCGCTTATATGCAAGCTTAATCTGCTCTTCTCCAGTCTCCAGATTCTTCATTCGTTCGATTGGAAGAATAGGGTGATAACAAGCTATAATATCCGGTGATCCTGGATTTGTATTTGAAATCCTGATTCCCTCATCATCTGCCATCCAGTTAAGACATTTCATGCGGTCATATTCGCAATCAGAGAAATTTGTCCATTGATTTAATGCGGATACAGGTTTCTCTTGCTTTTCTTTCTCAAGGATCTGCTTATGTACTTTTGTGTAGACTTTTAACAGATCCTCAAATTTCTTCTTTACTCCAAGCTCTTTCGCTCTGTCCAGAAGAGTCAATGTCAAACGTGCCTTGTAAATTTCATCTTCTTGCTTGAATATCTCATTAAACACTTCTTCTTCCAGAATTGATTCTGATGTGAGCTTGTTAATCTGTTCCATTTTCTTTAATCACCTTCTTCCAATCCTGTTATGAATCCATGCTTATATAATGCAAGCTGTAATTTGTTCCATGCTTCACACCAGCCATCTGATAATGGCTTTACTCTGCCAAGAATAGACCTGTAAAAGTCAATATCGGACAAACATTCCTGCAATTCTTCATTTTTCTTCCGCTCTGCCTTCTCTCTCATTTCTTTTTGCTTCTGAGCGTGATATATTGCCATTCTGGACGAAAAATCAGGTTTATGGTATGTTCCACCAAGAATCTGAAAGGCTGTCTTAAAATCGCAATTATCCATGCTCTGAACGAATGTAAATATGTCTCCTGTCGCGCCACATCCGAAGCAATAATAGCTGTCTTTGTAAATTTTCATTGAAGCAGTACGGTCACCGGAATGAAATGGGCAGCTGATAAAGCCAGCTCTGTTCGGAATCATTCCGTATCTGGAAAGAACATCTCTCATACTGTTCTGCTGTTTAATCGTTTCTTTGTCCATCCGACAGAATCTCCATTATTCGTTTTCCAGTATTTTTTTTGTCACAAAATAGGAACTCAACGCCATATTTTCTCTGCATTGTGCATAGAATTTTGTACAACGTATCGCCGTGCATAACTTTCTGTTCTTGCTCAATCCAGATACCATTTTTCTTAACCCGCTTCTTCGCCCTGGGATTCTCCCACCAGAGAACATCGTCCAGCTTTTCGATTCCTTTCCCGTGTTCGCATAAGAAGACAAGTTTTATTCCTGCTTCGTTTGCCCGGATAATCTCAGCGCGGAATCTTTCGTGCTGCTGGCACACATTTCCACATAATTCGGAAAGATTTTGCTTTCGGTCGACAACCAGTCGAGGGTTGTCATAATTCATATAATCCCCGACGTAGAGCTTCGACACAAACCATTTCTCCCCTGCTGCATCAAATGCTTTCTTAATGTCATCAATAACTTTCTGATGTTCCCTACTGTCAATTTGTATCATGCGAACGGCATCTCCTCATCAATTCCATCTGGAATGCTCATAAATCCGTCCGGGTCGGCTTCTGGATTCGGTGTAGGCGATGCTGTCTGTACCTGTGAAGAACCTTTGCTTTCGCCGAATTCGATTTCCTCGACAACAATATCTGTTGTATATACCTTCACGCCGTCTTTATTCGTATAGGATCCTGTCTGGATTCTCCCGGATAAATCCGCTTTCATTCCTTTAGAAAAATATTTCTCGATAAATTCTGCCGACTTTCCGAAAGCGATGCAATTCAAAAAATCTGCTTTCTGATCGGAACCCTCTTTCGCGAATCTTCTATTTACCGCAATAGAAAACCTTGCAATAGATGTCCCATCATTGGTGTACTTTATTTCTGGATCACGCGTAAATCTTCCTGTAAGAATTACTTTATTCATGCTGCTACTCCTTTTCTGTATGTTGTTTGTCATAGTTAATCAACATCTTCAGACATTTCTGACCTTTTTCCTTGGTAAGAGACTTAATATCGATTACTTTAAATCGAGTCTTGATCTGTTCCAAAAGCTTAGCTTCCGGGTACTTATCAATGATATTTTTGATTGACATAGTAGTCTCGGAACTAATCATCTCGGTTTCTTTTACCGATTCCGCTTTTCTGCCGGACGTTTTTTCTTTCTCTCCTGTATTAGTAGAATCACTATCTTTGTTATCATCAATACAGAACAGCCCATTCAAAGCGTATTTTCTGGCATAAGATGAAGCTGCACCTGTCACCTGTGAAGAATCCATGCCTTTCTTAGACTCTTCTTCCCTCGCATAAGCAACGGTTGTAATCTCGCCGGTATCTTCACAGTCGTTTAGATGAGCTTCTGCTCTGACATATATTCTGTCTCCAACAACTTCCATCCGATCTGTGACGTTTAACACGGTTTTTGTTTCTGCCAGAAGCGGTTTTACAGCCTCCAGAATATCCTCACAGCTCCTGTATTTGTATTTCCCGAAGGAATTGTACTGTCCTTTAGGGGCTTTCAGCTTTGACTGAATAATGCCTAACTTCTCATATATATTCACTTCTATTCCTCCTTGTCATAAACCACGTGCTTACTGCTTTCAATAATCAGCAAACTTGCGATATCTTTCATTGATAAGGTTGATTCGTTATAAATTTCAACCAGTGCGTTATATGCGCCTGTTGAAACTTTCACGACAGGGTTATCCTTATCAGTTGCCGGTTGTTTCTTTCTCGCCGGAATACGGATTTCAAAATCACTCATAGCGCTCTCCTACTTAATCTGAATATTCTGAGAAGTTTTTAGTGAAATTCCCGGAAATTCTTTTCCGGCTTTCAATGCAGCTTTCAATCCGATTTTGTCAGGTGTAGGCTCTGCATATTTAAGGAACTCCTCAGGAACAGTTGCATTCGCTGAAATATCTACAGAATCACTTTTTCTGTAAGAAATTGATACCTTTGCAGTCTTAAATTTCTCACCATCCAGATATTTTGAAAGAAATTCTTTTAATGAAGCTGCTTTGTTTTCAGCAACTTTTTGACGTGCTGCAAGGTTATCTTTTTCTTCTTTTAAGGCTTTTGCATCTGACAGAAGATTTTTAATCCAACAACCGATACCCTCAATCTTCTGATCTCTTTCTATCTGAAGAGCAGAAAGCCTCTCAACATCAATGATTTCTCCTGTTTCCATGTCTACACAATCCATAATTGCGTTATCAATTTCGTACAATTTCATTATCTTTTCTCCTCTCTTTTAAAGAAACAATACAATGTATCCGTCTCATGACATTCGATATGATCCAGAGACATATCACAGTTTTCATAATCCAAAATGTGATCCCCTATGGACTGAAGCTCTCTGAGCAATTCGTTAATGCATTCTGCTATCTCCAGACTGGGAAGAAGTTTCATAATTGCTATCTGTTTACTCATTTGGACACTTCCCATCTATCAGAAGTTCCAGCAAGAATGCTTTGATTTTATTGAGCTTTTCACGACTTTCTTTCTCGAAAAATGGATCAAGAGATACATTCTGATATAAATCCCATTTAAATTTGCCTTCGGGAAGACAAACATTGTCTTTTCTTTTAACCCCCCTTACGTTCAGACCATAATTTGAATATTCAAATGTAATACTAGCTGTCGGAACTTCATTCACAACTCTTTTACAAAGTTCATAAATTTCGTCAATTTCTTTCTCGAACATTTCCTTATCCTCCTTATTTCCTACTGCCAGTCTGCTTTCATCTGGCGAACCGCCCATGCTGCCGAGATGCCAAAAAAGATGTTCAGCCAAATAGGTATGTCCACATATTTCCCGGCAAGCATACAAACAGCAATCAGTGTATACTCTTTCATTTCATTTCTCCCATAATCCATGCAAGGTTGCTGGCTACCAGTGCGGCAGTTGTGACCAACCATGCAATAAACCATTTTCTTGCTTTTTTTCTACTTTCTTCGACAATTTCTGTCGCAAGAATGAACTCAAGTTCGTCCCATGTCGGAACATTTTCACATTTATTTGTGCTATTTCTGCTCATATCGTGCTAATTTCTCCTTTTTTGGTATTTACAATTAGCAGATACGAAGTTATAATTAACCTGTACCTACTAAGCGTAGATTAGTAAGTGCAACGCTCCGGTTGGTGGGGCTTCACCGCCGGGGCACTATCACTTTAATGCTTCTTTTCCTCTCCAGATGTATCCTGTTTCTTCCCAGAGCTTTCTTGGAGAGATAACAAATTCTATTCTGCCAGAACCTTTTCTGTCGTGAATCACTTTATTCCCACGATACGCCGTACCGATAGGCAACCATCCGTATATAATTCCTGCTCTGACAGATGGTGTAGGAATGCCTGTCATTTTGCTCACGTCTGATACTGTCAGGCGTTCGTTTGAAAATTCCGGCATCTGTGGAATGCCTGATATGATTCTTGCAACCTCTGCAGCGAACTGATGAACTTCTGCATTTTCTTTGACGTAAAGGTTTACTTCTTCTGGGGTCATAATTATTCACCACTTTCTTTTTCTTTTACAAAATGCTTTTCCATCAGGTCGGCAATCATAAGGTACTCTTCCGCAATTTTGCCCTCTCTGGTATTTTTTACCTGTTCGCGGAACTCTGGAATTGTTCCTAAGAAACAACCGCAAGATACTCTGATCTGCTTATCTTCGCACTGAAAGAATGTAGTTGTACGGAACTGAGTGCCGAAACCATGAATGGTTGTATAGTCTGCATTGCCGGAGACCTCTGCATTGCCGGAGACCCTTGCATTGCCGTAGACCTCTACATTGCCGTAGACCCATGCATTGCCGGAGACCTCTGCATCGCCGGAGACCCTTGCATTGCCGTAGACCTCTACATTGCCGTAGACCCATGCATTGCCGGAGACCTCTGCATCGCCGGAGACCCTTGCATTGCCGGAGACCCATGCATTGCCGTAGACCCTTGCATTGCCGTAGACCTCTGCATTGCCGTAGACCCATGCATTGCCGTAGACCTCTGCATTGCCGTAGACCCATGCATTGCCGGAGGACTGTTCAAGGTTTTCCTCTTTCTCAATCCACCCACCAGTTTCTCCCTCTTCTACATCTCCAAATGATATAAGCGCCTTGATACGGAAAAGCTTCTTTCCAAAGATGTTGATTTTTGACTCTGCTGTCAGTTCGAATTTTTTCATTGATTGGTTTTCCTCCTTGTATTTTCCTTGATGTAAGCATCAACTTCGCTTATATATTTACTCCTTTCATTATTGCTTCAATTCTTACCACCCTAGCACTAAACGGATTAAAACTGTTGTCACACTTGCTACAATTGCTGGAATCACATATTCCATAATCGGATGGCGTTTCATATTTTTTACCTCCTTACTTTGCTTTTATCTCTTAATACGATTTTTATTCAACCTATTGTATTTCCTTTCCCCTCTACCTATAATGCATTTACAGGCACCGACATGCCGAGTATAACGAAAGGGGAATTATATGGTTGAAACAATTACACGACTGTATCATTGCCACAAGATTCACAAACACGTGACTGTTTATGAAGAGTATGAGGTTTCTGGTAACAGTCGCCGCCTACTGCGGTGCTCATGTCCATATCATCAATACACGGAAATGAAGCCGCACTGTGATGGGTATAATGACCATGGTTTTCAATGTGGTTATGCAAAAAATCAATAACCAGGCTCACTAACTCATCTGGTCGCTCACTTGGCGATAGGTAACAGTAAAGCCGTAGGTCACATTTGCAACAGTCTCCACCAGATTCTTTGCAGTGCTGGCTGACGGCTTTATTAAATTGTAATGCGTCCATTTACGCTCCTTTCTACTCAATACACATTTGAGCATTGCAGTCCCTGATGCACATTACTGTATTTGTACATGGATGCCAGTTCTTAACATATTCCATAGATTCTTCAAATCTCAGCTTAGGGATGTTGTTACGGGCGTTTACTGCGAAGTAAGTCTTTATATCCCTGTTGCATTCAGCAAATACTTTCTTGCCAATTTCCTTGTAAGCATTTGACTCTTTCCCACCAAGGTGAGCAATTACGACACTTGACACTAAGTCTCTAATAGATTCCTGCTGTGCGTAGTCAATAGTCATGGTATTTTCAAGTCTGTTAAGCCGCTCTTCGTGATCTAAGAATCCTGTCGCAATAACCTGTATCTGTTCAACTGTCGTCAGTGGTTTCTGGTATGAGCCTGTCTTTCTGATCGTCGGAAGAACTTCATCCATAACCCATGATTCAAATTTCTCTGCCGATGGAAGTTTCGATTTCATAATCAATCGGTACAAATCTCCCTCATTTATGTATGACATTGACTGAATGCCACTAGATGTAGGGGTGTCGCGTTTCACGACTCCCTTGCAATGCCTTGATACGGCATCTCTGGGATTGTTATATCCAAGAGCTTTGGCAACATCAGTGCCAACAAAGTACGGTTTACCATCAATTTCTGCTGTTCGGATTTCTCCGAACTCTTCTGAATTAAAAAACTGTAATTCGTTCATAAGTCTCCTTTCTTGTGATATACTCCCTATAGATGGGAGGTGATTAAATGATAACTGGGAAACAATATCGGCTAATGAAGTCCGTTCTTAAAAATAACGGAACCACTGCACAAGATACCGAAAATCACGAAATGTATAGATACTTAGCATCTAAAGGATTCTTACGTAAGCAACCTGTGCGTGGATATGAAGGCTATGTGGTCACTCAAGACGGTGAAGTTGAAATGAAAACATATAGAGAAGATACTTACCGTTTTAAAGTGACTACTGCGATCTCATTCATTGCTCTTATCACAAGTATCGTTTCCACAATTTTGAAATTCTGTATCAAGTAGATCGTCTGCAAGATGTCCAAGTGGTATTCTTTTGCCGGGTTCCAGATGGATAGGATTTGGAAGCTCTAATCCATTCGTTTCCCCGGTAAGAATCGCCACTTTTAACTGATTTACCTGTTTCTGTAAATCTCTTACATAATCAAATAGATACTGAATATCTGTTTTGCTCAACCGTTTTCACCTCCATGTTAAGAACTTTCTTTCTGTGCCTTATCAGAATCATCTGGCTTATTCTCAGAAAAACTTTCCGTCTTACCAAGAATGTATCCCTTGTCAAATTCTGACATATTAGGAATCGCTTCTTTCAGCTTTTCTACGATTCTTTTTTCTTTTTCTGACATGATTTTCTCCTTTCGGTTTATAGTCTTGCTTCGCTTGGACACCTGACTTTGAACCTGCCATCATCAGCACCGGGCGGTCATTCCCGGTGGACGGTCATTGCTGACCGTTTCGGCTATCCGTTTATTACTGCATTTATGGTATCCCATGCCTGTTGATAGCTTCTTAATACTTCGCCCTTGTGTGGACCTGCGGGAATAACGTACCCCCACTTCGGAGTACCGATTCTATCAGTTATCATTTTTTCATCGGGCACATATTTCATTTTAAATGTCCTGAATGTTTCCATTACGCGTCGCTTATACTGTTTCTTTGTCATATCTATTACCTCTTTTCTTAAATTTCTGAAATAAGTCCTTCAGCTTCTTCTAAGTTATCAAATGCTTCTTCGATATCTGAAATATACTCTTCCATCTGCTCACCACGCTCACTATACTGAAAACTTTCTGGCAGATTATCGAATGCGTCCTGTTCTTCATCTTTAACTTCTTCTAAAATGTCTTTAGCTTGTGAGATCAGATCAAGTGCCTCAGCCAATCTCTTTCTTCTGATTTTATTCATATCCTTTTTCCTCTCTTTCTTGTGGCTTGTTTCTTGCTTTGTGAGTTTATAATATCACGATGTGAGTTATATGTCAACACTAAATATTGACTTTGTGAGTTTTTTATGATATATTATCATTGGAGGTGAGGAAAAGTGAAAGACAGAATCAAACAAGTGCGCAAATCCCAGAAACTCACTCAGGCAGCATTTGGAGACATAATTGGAGTAAAAGGAAATACCATTACTAATTATGAAACCGGCTTAAGAAATCCAACAGATGCAGTTATCAAATCTATATGTAGAGAATTTGAAGTGAGTGAAGAATGGCTCAGAACAGGAAAAGGAAGTATGTTCGTTCCAAAGAGCAAAGATGAAGAAATTGCAGAAATGCTCGCAGACATACAGAAATCCGGCGAAGATTCATTTAGGCACCGTCTTGTATCTGCATTAGCCAGATTGGACGATGACGGATGGGATAAACTTGAAGAGCTGATTGATATGATTTCCAACAAGTAAAAAAAAGAAAGACAAGGGCAATGTGCAAACCCTTGTCTTTTTCTTTACTATCCTATTAATCTTTTTATATATGTGTATATCACTTTTAGCCAGTGTGCATTATCACATTTCTCTATTAGTTCAATAATTTCTTTCTTATAATCCATAAATAACCCTCCCTGTCACAACTACCGCCTACACTACAGTATATGTCCGGCTGTGGGAAATAGAACCGAACATTAGTTTATTTTTGCTATTATACCACCTATTCCGACTCTTGGCAGCTGCCAATGATACACATGAACTCTCACTATTTTATAGAAAAAAAACATTTCTTTTTCATCTAAATCACTCTATTTCATTCTAAATCTTTACAACGCGTTCTCAAAATGATAAAATAAAAATACCACGAATAACCGTACTTTACATAATATTGCAAAATCAGCGGTACAAAAAACATAATCCGCATAAAAAGTGCGAAGCGTGGCGAATAAAGCTATTAGGAGGAGCAATTCTATGGGTAAGAAAAAAGGTGGAAAACTTAAATGGGTAGTTTTAGCAGTTGTTGCCGTTGGAGTTATCGGTGCCGTTGGTGGAAATTCGGATTCAAACACCACGTCTTCTTCCAGCGCATCTGCAAAGACGGAATCTGCAAAAGAAACTGATACACCTACACCAATTGAATACACAGCCGTATCAGTCAATGATATGATGTCTCAGCTTGATGATAACGCACTTGGAGCATCTGATAAATACAAAGGGCAATACTTAGAAATCACTGGTAGACTCGGGAACATTGATTCATCTGGAAAATATATCTCCCTCTATCCTGACGATGAATATGCGATAATCGGCGTTCAGTGCCAGATTAAAAATGATGAGCAGCGTTCGAAAGTCGCATCAATGGCAAAAGGTGATACAGTCACACTAAAGGGAAAATGCACAACTGTCGGAGAAGTTCTCGGATATTCAGTCGATATTGAAGAAATAGAATAAAAATAAAAACCACCCCGGCATTGGCGTACCGAGGTGGCGTTTATACATCTCCGAAGAAATGTAATATTCTGGCAAAACATATTGTATCATCTTCGGAGCAGTCGAGCAAGACAGAAAATTTGTTCGGCTGTTATTTTTATACCTAAAATACAGCTACAGAAAGAGGGAATAAAAATGGCGAAGAAAAGAAAGAAATACCCGAAGCTCCCTAACAGTTTCGGAACAATACGGTACCTGGGCGGCAACCGTAGGAATCCATTTGCGGTCCATCCTCCGGCAGTACTGGATGAAAAGACCGGAAAGCCCGTCCGACCGCCTGCAATCTGCTATGTAGACGACTGGATTAAAGGATTTACTGTACTGACCGCATACAAGGCAGGAACATATCAGCCAGGGATGGAACGAGACCTTGAGATATCACCTACAACGGACGTAGATACCCTTGTTACTCGTTTGATTGCTGACTACAATACAATCAAGGGTGTCGAGGATAAACACCCGGAAATCAAGAAATTGACGTTTTCAGAGGTATATAAGAAGTTTTACGCATGGAAGTTTCCAGAGGGTTCAAAACTTTCTTATAGTTCAAAGATAGCTTACCAGACCGCTTACTCAAACTGCACGGCTCTGTATAATCGTGTATTCGAGGATTTAAAAGCGCCTGATCTGCAAAAGGTAATTGATGGCTGCCCGTTAAAACGTCAGAGCCTTATGGCAATTCTTACGCTGTTCAAGCAGATGTATAAATACGCTGTTTACTCAGAAATTGTAACAGAAAACAAGGCTTTGTATGTAAAAGTCAACGCGGATGACGACACTGAACATGGAACACCATTTTCTGACAATGAGTTAAAAATTCTCTGGAAGAATTCTGCTGATCCGGAAGTGCAGCTTATATTAATCATGTGTTATTCTGGCTGGAGAATCGGCGAAGTACTTAAGTTGACGACTAACTTGGAAGAGAGATACTTTCAGGGCGGGATCAAGACTAAGGCAGGAAAGGACCGCGTAGTACCAATTCATTCGGCGGTATACGAATTTGCTAAGCAAAAGGTTCTTACTCAAGATGGGAAGCTCTGTGTATATACTCAGCAGCACCACCGCAACGCTCTGTTCTATCCTACGCTTGAACGTCTTGGAATTGTTGGCGATCCGAAACACACGCCACACGACTGCCGCCATACTTTTTCCATGTTATGTGAAAAATACGGCGTCCGGGAGAACGACCGGAAGCGAATGCTGGGTCACTCTTTTGGTGGAGATGTTACAAACGCGGTATATGGACACAGGACGCTAGAAGAGCTCCGAACAGAGATTGAAAAGATAAAAGTCCCATTTGTGACTAACTGTGACTAACGGAATCTTATTTTATCAATTTTATTCATCACAATTCAGAACATAAAAACGCGTGAAACCCTTGTAAAATCAACATTCTCAGCGATTTTACAAGGAGTTCACTCATTTCATTTTCATTATTCTAATTGTATTCAATCAGGATATTAATTAGAACTATGCAAATATCAGAAAGTCCTTTAAATACAGTACTTTAGAGGATATTCAATTAGGAAATGATTTTTTTATTTGTGACTAACGTGTGTCCAACGAACTAATAGGATTTACAAAACGAAATGATACAATATGTTATAAGAAGCATGATTCCCGGGGCACTATCCCCGGGAGTTTTTATTTATGAATTTCTGAAATTCTGGTAAATACGCCCTTCGGGACAAACTCAAATACGAACCCATCATCATTCGGGTACGGGATTCTGACGAAGTACCATTTCAGCCCGGAACTGTCTGTTTCGGTGTATTTCATTACCTCTACAACTGCACCTTTTTTTAACTTTGGAAACAGTTTAGATGGGCTATTTTTGTTTGATTTTGTATAGCATTTTGTGTCTTTTTTAATCTGCGCAATGTAGGCTCTGGTGTTCTGCTTTTTGACTACATCAGAGTCCGAAGTTGATGCTGTATTTTTAACTAAGCTGTAGTTTGGAGTGCAGAATTTTGTTCCCGGGAGGTTGCTGTTGTAGTAGCTTTTCTGGCATACTCCACCACCATTTGCGATAATTGTAGAGCCACCAGAAGTATTCCCTTCGACTGTCCAGAACCGATCTCCTGACACCTTAATTACAATTCCGGTGTGCGCGAACACTCCGTTTCTATAAAAAATAACAATATCCCCAACTTTTGGATTGCTGTTCAAAGTAAATAAATCCGCCATTGTCGGACAGTACACATAAGGCCAGTGTTTTAAGAGTTTCTTTGCTTTCTCCTGTCCAAAAGCTTTCATGAAGCACCAACTCACAAAGCCGGCACACCATGGCTGTCCTTGATAAGATGGCTTTACATCTCTCCAATATTTTGTATAGTTATTGGAACCTGCATTTGCTGTCTTGCTGTCAAGCTGGCTATTGCTTGCTTTTTCAAGATATCCAACTTCATTCTTTGCGATCTGGATTAATTTGTCAATTGCGTTCATGCTCTTATCCTCACTTTCTGGAAAATATGTCTTTAATGCGTTATAAACAAATCTCTGCCGGCTCTTATATGCCCCGATCTGGTTCCCTGTATCGGTCTGGCAGGCTGCATAGAGATTATCGAGTGTATATGGTTTCTGGGTCTTTGCCAAAATCCTTGTTACTGCTCCCTGTCCACCTTGGTGTCTAAAGTTCACGCACATGGCTTGCGCTCTAGTGTCCGTAACGCCCTGTTTAAGGGCTTCTTCTGTATAGGCGGCTAATTGTTCATCCATAAGGTTATCTTGGCATTTAACGCCGGTTTTAGACGATATGAGCCGTACGATTAAATTTGCAAACTGGCTGTTTCTGGAAATATTAAAACAAGACCAATCTGCTTCCTGCACCTGTTCCCATAACCCGATATTATCCAGTCGGCTCCATGCTTCCGTATCTGCATCATGAATCCGTTTCAAAAGTGTTTGTGCTTCGGTTGCGTACCACTGTCCGGCACCGATTGTAATTGCGTGTTCTTCAGAAGAATTGGTGTAGGCTTCTGTGAAGTCCGAATAATCCTGCTGTCCATAAATCTGCCCGCCGGTTTCGACTGCATAAATAATCTTTCTGAGAACTGCTTTTTGTTTATCTGTCATGTAAGAAACCTCCTAGATTTTGTTGTATATATTATGTTTTACTGTAGCAAGCTTGCTTTTTCTACCGTCCCATCCTCATTCAGCACATAACCGTCCTCTTTAAGTTTCTTAATCACCTTTGCGTTCCACAGCTCAGGAACATCCATCCATTTCTTTAATCCGTTGATAACTCTTTCTTCAAAAAATTTAACCATTATTCTCACCCTCAATTGTTGAAACTAAAGTAGCAAGTTCATCAAGTGCTGAATCATGTGTTGATACAAGTTCAGCCAGACCGTCAATGCCATCGCCATTGATTAGAATCTTGCGATTAGATTCTGCATTAAGCATCTGCATGACAAAATCCAACTTCTCAGACATCTCATTCAGCCTGTTTGAAACTCGATTAATTGCTTTGTAGATATTTGCAATTTCCTTTTTATCCATATGCACCTCCTGTTCTTAGCCATTCGGCTATAAATAATTCGTTAATTTGCTAGGATTTTAGATACATAAGCAAGGGGCGAAGCTAATAAAGCTGCTGGCACCGCTATAGTCCGCATTCCCGTTTACGTACACAGAACAGAAGCTCGAACTGCTGCTGGAGCGAGGCGAACGTGTCCAATACTGGCCAGATACATAGAAATTATTATAAAATGGTTTCTTATATCTGTTTGCAGTCGCATTCTTGAAATATTGATACTGTTTTCCTTCACCTGCGAAAGAATATGTAGTGCTGCCAAAAATCTCAATTTCAGAAGGTAGAAACGCATAGTCGTTAGAAGTCTTGATTGTACTGTTCTGATCACCTGCTGATGTCAGCTTCTTGGCCGGTTTCATCATGTTTTGGATATAGGGAGGCAAGCATCCTTTGTACACATTATTACACCATCTACGTCTTTCACAGCCTTCCCAACTACTACTATTCGAGTTTGCAATGTTCATATGACCACATTCATGTTCTATATCATATGAACTGTTATATTCTGTTGTTGTGTCTAAATACAGCATACGTTCTGTCTGAATTGTAATAGCAGCTTTGGTCTTGCCATTAATAGCAGTCACTAAGTCATCATGTTCAATTCCGATAATCACATAAGCGTAATCGTTTGCTTTGTGAGATTCCGAAACGCCTGTTGCAGACATTGCATTGTGATGAATAGTTCTCTTGTCACCAACCGCCCAATAGTCACCAATGTTGATTCTGCCTGCGTAATGCGCCTCAATCATCTTGGTGATTTCTTCATCTGTTCCGTCAGCGAATGTGACAAACTTTAAATCCTCTGGCTCGCCGAGAAGTCTGTTCCCTGCATCATAGTTGTATACACCATCAGTACTATACGGGAACAGCGCAAAATAATATTTTTTGCCGTTTGTCAGTCCTGTGACGGTATAACCCGTGGTTTTGTATTTATCCCTCACTGTATTATCAATCACAAGCGTTCCGTCATCTGGATTTGCAGGATAGCCTGTTTCTTTCATTACGAGTTTTGTACCAGCCCATGTGGAGAATGTTGAACCATTGATTACCGTGTTTTCAGGGTCTTGCCACTTGATAATTACGGATGCGTTTGCATTTTCAATAGTTGGGTTGTTTACGGGTTTGGGAGTAACTGTTGTGCCACCGCCTTTTGCGTGGAGTGTTCCGTCTGCATCTATGAATGTTGTCTTGCCGTCGGGCTTAACCTTACCAAGAGTTTCGATTGTAGCAATCGGGACAGTCGCATCACTCCCCTTGTCTCCTTTTGGCCCTTTGATATTTACTGTTTCAGGATTGGCAATTCCATCTGCGTTGCTCCAGCTTATGTTTCCATCAGTGTCTACACTTGGAACGAATGTAGTGCCCTTGTCTCCTTTAGGTCCGGCATCTCCAGTCTCTCCCCTTTCTCCTTGTGGTCCAACATCTCCTTTTGCGCCTGTATCACCTTTCGGGCCGGTAACATTTACTGTCTGGGGGTTTTCAAGTCCTCCGTCATTACTCCAGCTTATATTTCCTTTGCTGTCTACAACAGGAGTAAATGTGATTCCTCGCGCACCAGTATCTCCCTGCTCACCTTTTGGGCCAACTGGGCCTTGTTCACCTTGCGGACCAGTATCGCCTTTTAGACCCTGTGCTCCCTGCTCTCCTTTTTCTCCAGGGTCTCCTTTTATGCCCTGCGGCCCTGGGTCACCCTTTGGCCCTTGCGGACCGACTGGTCCCTGCGGACCTTGCGGCCCTTGAATCTTGCCAGCATTGTTCCAATTCGTGCCGTCAAAAACCCACATTTCTCCATTTATTAAATACGCGTCGTTCTTCTCTGCACTCAGGAGGAGGTCTGCCTCAGATTCTTTTGTACCAAGGATATTAAGAGATGTTCCGTCATTTCCCTGCTCGCCTTTTTCTCCTTGCGGGCCTTGCGGACCCTGTGGGCCAACATCTCCTTTATCACCTTTTGGACCTTGCACTCCTTGAGGCCCTATAATATTCCCAACATTTTCACTATCGCCATCTGAAAATGTTATTGTCAAATTTCCATCCGTGTCGATACTGACCGCTGTGATAGAGATACCCCTTAGTGATTCTTTCTGCTCAGGTGTCAGCGATTCAAATGCTACGGTGCCATCCATGCCCTTTTCTCCCGGATCACCTTTATCTCCTTTTTCACCTTTTGGACCCTGTGGACCAGTAGGACCCTCTGCGCCTTTTTCTCCTCGCTCTCCTTTTTCACCTTTGGGTCCTTGTGGACCAACAAATTCTCCGGCATTAACCATCTCTGAAATATCCTCAATGGAACACAACCGTCTTACATCATTAGCTGCAAACGCAATGTATAAGGCTTTACCGGATGGAACGGACGGATCATTGCCAAGAATCGCAACGGGTTCTCCGGGACGAATTTTCGACGTATCAAAATCGGCGTACATACCGCGCCGGAATTGTATTGTGTATGTATTGGCCATATCAAACTCGCCTCCTTATAAAAGGAAATTATTTTTTATATAATTCTTTATGGAATCAAGATTTTTCTGTACATCGTCATTCATTACAAGGAAATTACCTTTATTATTCTGGCTGATAATACTTCCTGTATTCTCATCTACTTCTGAATAAGTATAGGCAATGCGACTTCCTTCTCCGGTGCTAAGATTCATGAAACTTGTTAAAATCTTCTTCATAATGCTACCTCCATCTGGTTGATTATATTTGCTCTATCGTTAATAAGATCTGATTCGTAATCTGGTTCAGGGATTTCCGCTCCTTCTGATTCGTAATCTGGTTCAGGGATTTCCGCTCCTTCTGATTCGTAATCTGGTT